ATCACGTATATTGAAGCTGTCCGGATAGTTGATGCTGCCCGTCCAAGTTCTGTCCAAGTAACGTGCAACCAACTTCCATACTTGTTCTTCGGCAAGCTCAATGCTCTTGGCTTTGCTGCTCAGCTTACTATTAAGTAGAGTGAATTCTGTTTCCATAGCCACACCACTAATAGTCCTACTTTCCGTTGCGCGAACCGCACCCGTATTGGCAATCTTATCAATGGCCTCAACAGCGTGTTCAATGGCAGTGTATATGCTTTCCACACTCGCACCACTATACTCCAACAAGTAGGGCTTGAGAGCCGGATCCATATCTTCATCCATATTAATCAAACTGCCCGCACCTATACCTGCGCTGGTGTTGCTGCTCTTAACCAAGGATGGGTGTGTGTTCAACCTAATACTTTGGTCTACTTCACTGGTGGCATTGTAGATGAACTTTTGTAGATCGGCAATGTCAGCCAGGTCACTAATGCCCACGCCTCTATGTCCACTGCGCTGATTATATGCGCACACAATGGGCACAACACCAAGTCCATTTGGTTCTGTGATGGGTTGTCCACTCACCTTCTTTTTCATATCATATATTGTGGTAACAATAACTTGTGGATACCATTCTTTCACAGTGACAACATCACCGTTGACATCTTCGATATACTTGAAGTAAGCAAGTTCATAACGACCCACAATGTTGCGGGAATACTCCCAATCTAACACGCTTAAAGGAGTGAGCATATTAAGGTATGGACGGACACCAAGCAATTGTTGTTGGGCTCGTGTGGTCGCATCCACATTGGGTTGAACAACTACGATCCAAGCGTGTCCGAAAACACTGCTCCAAACGTTTATGTCGCTCATGAAGTTGTCCAAGCTACGCCCGTCCAAATCAGCGTCTTCAAGCAAGTCTTCTACTTCGGGCATGGTCTTCAATGTGCCCAATTCTCGCTCAATATCTTCACGAAATAAGAAACTGTTATACACTCCAATAACACTTGCGCAATGGTTCTCAAGTGGCGTTGCCTTAAGTCGTGCGGAATATTCTGCATCACTTTCATTTTGATACTTAACCAAATAGTGGCCTTCACGGTAGTCAGTGCCGCCCAAGTAACTCTTGTAGAAGTAGTTCCAGTCATCTTGCATTGACCCATATAAGTCATTGGTTGGGATCATACTTCCTGTTTGTGTGTTTACGTTATTGCTTATGCTCATCTTAGTATTCCCGGGATTGATTTATCGATAGTGTATTTAGCGTGACTAGGCAATACTGTGCCCCCAGCGTTGTGGTTGTGTGTTCACAGTCACGTTCTTCTTGATTGGATACATGTATGCCACGGCATAACTGATAGCGTCAAACATATGATCGAAGCCCGAGTCTTTGTCGGGTATGGTAGTGCCCTCTTTGAAGCTGTGCTTATCCAAACATTCAATTGTATATTTACAGTCGCGCGTAATAAACAAGCGCCTAACGTCATTGGCATTACATAGTCTTGCGTTGAATGCGTTGATTCTGTCCTTGACCGGATCGTGTTTGCGTGGGGCCTTAACAATGTAGCCCGCGTTCTCAAGTATCTTATGATCACTGTTACCACCACTGCTGGTCTGCTTGCGGCTGCCACTTGGGTCAGGATATACGAACACCTTGCTCTTGGGATAGCGACTGTTGATCTCTTCTACCATCTCATCAGTATTGCTGCCGTATATTCTTATTTCATCAATGCAGATCAATACATCGTTGGCACCCTTGACTAATATGTTGGCGCATATTGGGTTAACGTTGAAGTCCAGTCCCACGTGAATGATAGAGGTGTTGATGTCCATTAATCCATCCACCACATTAAACTCGTGTTTGAAGCTCCAAGCCACTTGGTTATCACTTGTTTCAAACGTGGCTTCAAACTCTTGACGGAACTGAGTGGCAGTCATATCATCACGTGCCGCAGCTATTTCACTTGCGCTAACAAACCCACCTTGAAGTGTGGTGAATGTAAAGTTTGCCCATCCCGCACTGCTGGCCGCTCGCACATACAAGTCATAGAATGGATTACTCTTGCCTCGCGGTGTGCCAATGAACAGCGCACCACCTTGTTGATCGGCCAGTGCGGGACGAATGATTTCACCCCATAGTTCTTTGAGTTTACATTCAGCAGCTTCATCAATCACGCAATAACTTAGACTAACACCACGCAACTTGTCTGGATCTTCACTGCCCTTCAAACTTATGGTGCTGCCATTCTTTAATAGTATGCTGAGTTCGCTTTCATTAATCTTCTTGACCCATCGCAGCTTCAACAGCTTGCGCTTGAGTGGCTTCCACATAATCATCTTGGCAGCACGATATGAAGTAGTGATGTAGAATATTTCTTGATCGGGTTCTTTGGCACGATAGCATAGTTCACGCATGGACAAGTAAGTTTTCCCGAATCTTCTGCCGGCAACAACCACCTTGAATCGTGCGGGATTGTCAGCTACTATGCGTTGACACTTGCTTAACTTCATCCTGCTTTCACGACCTGCGCTTCCAGCTGATTGATATATGAGCGACATAGTTTAAGGTCCGCTCTAAGTTGGTTGATCACGGTGCAGTTGTTGTGTGTTATTTCTGCTATGCTCACGTGAGCCTTACTTGAGTCTTCTAATAGACGCGCTTGGGCATTCACCACATCAACTATTTCCCTGACTATTTTTTCCAAGTTAACAATGGCTTGTCGACTTGCTACTATCTCATCATAAGGATTGAATTCATTGTCTATCATGACGATACTCCCTGTTGCGTTTGAGTTGTGTGTGCCGTGTTACTACCTGCGTATTGTCCACACTCCAAGCACCACTTAGGTCAACCAACATCAAACATAGACTTAGTTTATGACGACCTCGTTGTAGGAAGTCCGCATCACTCCACTTGGCTTCCCACTGTTCCCAAGTAAGCTCATATGCTTCATTTCGAAACTTACACTGTGCTCTATGTTTAAGCCAAGCATATCGCTTTTCACGGCGTAGTGGACAAGGTCCCGTGATCCAGGTGTTGGGGTCACGTCTGCGTGTAGTAACTGTCTTTGGAACGTATTTGGTCATCATCTGTTGATCTCGCTGTTACAGTTATTTATCCATACAAACTGTTACACGAATGTGCTAGACAGGTGCGCGTTTTGAGCTTATACTGTATACACAATAAGGAAAAGGCAAAACGAGCAAGGAAAATGAGAGGTTGACAGACAAGGCAGACGGTAGTATAATTAACTTACACTGAAGCAAACGACACACAAAGGGCACAGATTATGAGACACATTATTTTCGTAAGCCACAGCGCAGAAACAGAACTTAACTGTGCTATCATTGACGCTGGCTTTGACGACGCAGGTCAACTCACTCTTAAGGCACAGAAAGCGTTGCTTAAAAAGTTTGGACACCCACAGAAGTTTCACAGTGCGTTCGTAGTTGAAGCAGACGTGCTAGACTTTCTAAACAATAACTTCTCAGGCTTGGACACTGTTGAATTTGACACAGCATTTGCGTAAATGAGAGGTTGACAGAACACGCAAAACGCGCTATAATGTTACTACAATGAACAAACGAACACACTTCCACTAACACCAAAACGGTGAACGATATGAAAACTGCATTTAATCCAAAGATTAGTAAAAATTCTCTAAACAAGTGCCAAGCTCTTCACAGCGCAATGGACTTGTTGATTAGCAATCTTCACCCTGATGATAATCCAATGAGCAACGGCGGCGCGAACTTTTGGGACTGGGGTTTTATTACAGTGGGCGACCACGTTATTCCTGCTCCCCATAAGGAAGTTGGATACGACTGGTGTAACCAGGAAGTTGAATTAACGTCCAAAGAAAGTGCGTATACTAATGCTCTTATCTTTTATGAAATGCTGGCGCGTCGAGCGTTTAGCAAAGAGAAATTCAACTTAGACCCAATATCAAATATGTTGCTGACGCCCGCGTATGAATGGTTTGAGTCCATTGGTGTAGACAAGTCAATGAAAATCTATATGGCTATCAGGAAACAGTGTATGATGTCACCCAACGCTTGTCAAATCATTGACTAATTAGGACTTGACAGAT